GGAGATTGGCCCTGTTGACATGGCGTTTTTAGTTGCAGGAATTGTGTAGTTTGCAGTCACCACCTGGTCATTCTCAACGAATACAGCGTCTCCCCCGCCACCAGTAGCACCACCACCGACCGCACCCCAGGCAGACCCGTTATAGCCCTCAAATTGGTATGTTGAGTTGTTAAATCGGAAGTAACCAGCATTAGGGGAGCCGTCTCTCTGAGCAGTTGTACCACTCGTAATTATCACCGACCCGACAGTCGTTGTATAGCCCACAGCGTTAAGATTTGCCCTTGCTCCAGAGGCGTTAGAAGCCCCCGTCCCGCCTTCCGTTACCGCTAGATCCGTTGATAGGTTTAGGACACTCGCAGAGAGCGTATTTGCTGTCGTAGACCCGCTCACCACTAAAGAACCACCTACAGTCACCCCGTCCCCATCAGAACCCACCTGGAAGCGTTTAAGGGCCGCCATGATCTCTCGGCCCATGTTATTCATAGACGAAGGAGGACAACCCTCCGCAATGTTTACGCCATTGACATCGGTGTTATTAGCTGCCGTTGCGTCATACTGCGAAATCTTTGCTCTTGTCACGGTTTACTCCAATTCAGTAGATAAAAGACCACGGGATACAGTTGTTGGCATAAATTGAGTAATCGTTGGCGGTCTTTGACCAGTTCTAATCATATCAACTAAACGCTCAACATCGCCAATTCTCATTTGTTCTGCACCACGACGGGATGCTTCTCCAAAGGCTCCCAAAGCAACCCCATAAATTGGATCGTATACAGTAAGACCAGCAGTTCCAGCCATTGGCAAAAAACCTCTTGGGGCAAATTTTCCAAAATACCTCAACATAGTCTGAAGATTGCCACCCTCTGCTGCTTTGCGAATCTCTGCTTGCTCTGTACGGGAGAAAAGACGCATCTGCTTATCGTTCTTGGCTAACTTTCTTAACTCATTGGCAAGATAGTTTTCTGCACCAGACTGACTAAACTTATTAGCCTCTATAGGAAGGTTTTTAAGGATGTCGGTAAAAACTTCGGCTTTCTTTTCTGTGTTAAACAGCCTTCTAGCCTCGCCCCATGCCCTGAGACCCCTTTGAGCATCTTGTCCTTGAAACGGAGAATAAATGGCGTTTTTAGGTAAATTGTCTAAAAAGTCATCAAATTCATTCAAGACTATTCTCATTAACTTGTATTTACTTGGCTCATTAGGGTCTGCCGAAAGTTTTATTTCGTCACGAATCCTTTTTAAGTCAACTAAATCTTTTGGGCCTCTTTCTTTTCCAATTGAATTAACCATGTCTGTAATATCAGACAATTTGGAATTGTCAGGTTTCCATCCAGCCTGTCTAAGTTTTTTATCAATATCAAAAAGTTTGCCTTGAAACGCATCAATGTTAATAGTAAGGTTTGCGTCTTCAGCGGCCTTAAATGCGCTCCTAATTTGTTCTTGCATCTGTGGAGTTGTCGGGGCTTCTCCCCTTGCTCTGGGGCGAACACCACCAGCACCGCCAATAACCAAACCAGTTCCCAAAGCGGCTAACGGACTCTCCGTTACCTCACCTACAAACTGAGATCCACCAGCAGCGGTGGGGGCGGTAATTAACTGAGCAATGGGGGCTTGAGAAATTGTTTGCCCCGTAGGTGCAAATGTCCCTCTTATCCCACGACCAGCGGCAATCTGAGACCCAGCCCCAGTAGTTGCTTCTGCGGCTGTTGCAAGCATACGCTCACCACGAGTCTCGGGTTCTATCCCGCCCATTCCCAAACGACCCAAAGCGGTTTTGATCCCCTGCGACGGCAAGGTAATTTGCTGATCTTGCGGAACCAAGGCGTTGTAAGCCTGTATTACAGCGTCGGCAACAGGCACAGAAAGACTACCCACGACAGATCCCAAAGCAACTCCAGGAGGGCCACCAGGAATCCCCAAAAGCGCCCCAGCGGTCGTTCCTACTGCCGTTGGCCCTGTAGCCCTCCCAACAATCCCAGCACCACGCTCAACTCGTTCCATCGTTGTAGGGGTGGGCGCAATAAAGGCCATGACCTCATCAGCAGAATAACCCTCTGAAATTGCCTCTTTTACCCGTGGATCTTGAGCAGATAAAAAGTTGGCAATCTCTTGCTCAGTATACCCAGCCCGTCGAGCCTGATTTACTTGCTCTCGGATGTCTGCCATTTACTGACCTCCGAAAATGGATTGAAGCGGCTTGCGTTGCTCAGGAGCCTTTTTAGGCTCACGCTGTACGAATGTTCCCCTTCCGTAAGTACGCTCATAAGCATTGGTAACTAAATTGCGTTGAAAGCGCAGTGTGTCACGAAGCGTCTCAAGTTCTTTTCTAGCGTCCTCTGCTTTTTGCGCTTGCATAAGAGCGGCACGAGAACCTTGCAGTTTGTCGCCTTCTTTCTCAGTTGCGTTACCAACAGCCGCACCCGTCGCAGAGGCGGCTCTCATAGCGGTAATCGCTTCAATAAACAAGTTTCCGCCAAGTTTTTCTAGCAATCCACGAACCCTAGCCGCATTGGTATCTGGAATTTTAGACATTGTTTCGCCCAAAAACCCGAAAGCATCATTAAAACCTTTATTAGCAAGTAGTTCGTCAATCACAGAAAGCATTTGAGTATTTGTCTCAAGAACATACTCAACCGCTTGCATTTGTTTTGGCCTTGCAACTTCTAACTCTTGTTTCATCTTGGGGCTAATAGACTGGCTCTCAATAAGAGGTTTCTCTTTTTCGCCCAAAGGTTTGGCTGCAACATCAGCAGGAATCCTTAACGCAGCCGCTTGCCCAGCTTGTGTAGTCAAGTCCTGAGAGACAGGAACAGCAGACACTCTTTGCACAGAAGCATCGCTAACAGGTGCTACCGAAACAGGCGCAACAGAAGGCGCTGGAGTAGAAGGTGCTGGCGGAGCGACCTGTGGCGGTGTTAAAAACTCAGAACGACCACGAGGAACTGGAACTGATATGCCAGTTTCAAACCTTGTTTTCTTTGATTCTCTGTTTAAATCTGCTGCTTTTGTAGCATCAGGAGCGTTTGAAAACTCAATAATTTCTCTTTGCTGATCTGGGTTTAATTCAGCATACGACTTGCCAGGATATTTCATGCTTAAAAATGCAGCCGTAGGAGCATCAAACTTAGGGGAAGCACCACCACCAAGTCCGACAATATCTACAGGCGAAACTGCCCCTGTTGGGGAAATTTGCACAAGTCTTTCGCCACCGTCAGGTGTTTTGATGGTCATAAACTTGGGTTGTTTGGCTTTTGCTCTTGACTCTTTAATTTGCTCAGAGAGCATGATGTCACGCAAAATTTGATCCATGCCACTTTGATACGCTTGCATCCCTACAGGAGCGGCTTGAGCGAAGGCGCTACCAAGAGTGGGTCTGCGCTGTCCTGGTTGGCCTTGAGAGGCTTGCAGGAGCGCAGAACCTAAGCCAATAAGTCCCTGTGTCTGGGCTTGCCGTTGGGCTAGAGCTTGTTGCTCGGGGCTTAAAAAAGAAAGAAGTCCATCCATGTCTTATCCTAGTAAAGAAGGAAGTCCGGTATAAAAATCAAAAACTGGAACTGATGTTGTTCTTGGATTTAAAAGACCAGAAACATTAGGCACACCAGCCCTTAACTGAGGCAAAGACAACAAGTCAACTGCTCCTGCTTGCATCTCAGGAAGTTGCTGAGTAGGGTATTGAGGTTGTTGTGGTTGGCCCATTAAACTAGAAGCCAATCGAGCAGTTCTAAATGCGTCTGTAAGAGAAAGAGCAGGAGCGGCAGAGGCTAACAAACCACTACCTATAGCCGCTTGGAATGACCCAGGAGCAGCCGTAAATGGTGCTGCACTTGCCGCTGTTTCTACACCAAAAGAAGGTAAAGCCGCTTGAAATGATTCAGGAATGGGCGTTGATATTGCACCGATTTCTGTTGCTGGAAATGCTAATTGGGATGCAGGAACCGCTACTGCTGTACTAATAGGAGCAATAGGGGTAACAGTTCCACCCCAACTAGCAACAGGGGTTACAACCGCCCCACCAGCCGCAGCCGCTTCTGCCGCAGCAGCCGTTTCTGCCGCACCCGCAGCCGCAGCCGTTTCTGCGCCACCATAATACATCCCAGTACCTACGGCAGCGACAGTTATCCAACCACCAGGGATCTCATCGTTTACAAAGTCGTCAATATCTCTACCGACATCTCTGACAATATCTACTGCACCGCTAACAACATCTCCAGCAAAGTCCAAGACATCAGAAACAATAGGAATCCCGCCACCACCACCCTCTCGGGTCATTCCATAGCGGTCTCGTGGCTGGAAAGCCCTCTCTGGAAGCATTGAAAAATGGTCATATCTCATACCATTGCCATCCAGTTGTAATTGGGGTTATCAGAGTCTTGAACAGGAACACCTAAAGAAATTAAAAGCTGAACAATCTGCTCGTTGTCTGCTAAACCATAAACCGCTTTGATGTCAGAAGACTTGATCTTGTCGATGAAAAACTTAACCGACTTTACTAGGGTCATTGGCTGATCTTCTGTAAAAAGATGCAGCGCAACAGAACCAACATCAATTTTCTCTAGCAAAAGAATAGAGTTGTTTTTTTGCAACATCACCGCTCTTTCTGTCTGAAGCATTTGAAAAACAGACGAAAGAATAGACTGAGGGTTTAAGTTTCTTTCTATTGCGTCAGCGGTAATGATTTCTGAAGGGGTCATAGGAACCCACCAAGAAGGCCACCAAGACCAGCGCCGATTGCGGGGGAGGATAGACCGCCAAAACCACCACCAATCATTTGTCCTATACCAGCGCCTAAGAACGCCCCACCAAGCGCACCCGCACCCACATTACGCTGGGCTTGCGGGATTTGCTGGTACTGAGAAGCCGCAAGCGGTGTTCCGTAGACTCCAGAGAGGAAAGTTTGAAGTTGCTGGTAGGGGAGTTGTTGGGCAAACTGATACCGAGTCATAGCCTCTTGGAGAGGTTGGGCCGCAATAGCCTCACGAGCCGCACCAATTTGGGCCAACTGTTGAGATGGTAGGAACTGTTGAGCAAAGAACTGAGGAGCGACTTGCGCTGCGGCAAGTTCCTGACCGAGAGCCTGTTGCATTAACTGACGCTCCCGAGCGTAATCAGCAGCAGCAATTTGCGCTGCAACATCACCAATCGCCCGACCTGTTGCTTCTTGAGCCGCCCCCAACATACGCTCCTGCGCTCCTGATCCATACCGCCCTGCTCTTGAAAAGGCCGACTGGATACCAGGAAGGGTCGATTGCTCAAACTGCTGAAGGATTGGCCTGGTTGCAGACTCAATTGCTTGTTGGCGGAAAGGAGACCCAGCAAGAAACGAACCACTAGCAATCTGCCCTAAACCACCGAGCGCACCCATGTAAGACCGCCCTGCTTGCTCCAGAAACGGAGAGGGTTGAGTAGCAAGGGCTTCTTGAGCAGCTAGAGCTTGCTGGGTTTGTTGAGATGGGGAAACAAACATCTGCCCTGGATAAAGGGTGGGTTGTTGCCCACCAAAGAATAGTTGTTCTCCACGACGCAGACCAAGTTCTAGGTAAGGCCGTAGCGTTGGATCAATTCTTGATTCGCCAGATGTAGTACCACGCAAAGCAGGAAGTTGACTTATTAGGTCAGCAGTAGATCCACCAGGAATAGGAGTTTGTGGCGGAATATAACCAGGGCCAAATGGTGTCCCTATCGGGTTACCCTGAGCATCAATTGGTGTATAAACTTGCGTACCAACACCGCCAGATGTCATAAACTGTTGCCCACCTCCAACCGATGTATTTGGATTAAGAACACTCAATGCCCCTTGATTTACTAACTGCGGGATCATATTAGAAATCGTTGCCATACTCTATCCTATCAAAATATAAGCGTAGGTTTTGTTTGCCGTGTCATTGGCAAAGTGAGAAATAACCGCACTTCCGCTCGTTTGTGACTCTACATAAACATTGGAATACGGGTGTGGGGCAATGTACTGCACAGTTACAAAAGCAGTCGGTGTCTCAGGAATTGCAGGGGTCACCCCAGCAGAAGCGTTAACAGCCGCAAAGTGTTCAAATGAAACACCTATGTCCGTCGGCCTATAAGCAAGCTGAATATAATCCCCAGCCGTCAGGTCAAAGAACACCATTGTTGCGGCAATAAGTTGGGAGGGGTCTCCAACACCCTTTCTTTGTTTTATTCCAAACTTACTATTTGACTTCGCTATGTTGCTGCCGTTCTTTTTAAACCAAATGTCTACACTCTGAACAGCATTGGTTGAGTTGACCACTTGTATAGAAAACTGGATTGCGTACTTGCCTGTATTCCTAAAGTTAATTCGGTTCCCATTGCTTAGATAGACATTGCTCGACATATCTGTCGTGTCTAAGCTAAGGATGGTTTCTGACCCTATAGTCGTTGCCGCTTGGTCGTTGTAGTCTGAAAACTGAGCATAAGGCGCAGAATCATTCTTAGCCGCATCCGAGAACGGAATCAGGACAATCTTGGTATCAATTGAGATACGCTCGTCGTATAACTCTGTCGTTGTAGCGTTGCCAGTATTTAGCGTGATCGTGCCAGTGTTGTTGGTCTTGCCGTCCATCACTCCATTGAGGATCTCGGCAACAGCACGAAAGTCACCACCAAACGGAGGCAACCTTCTAAACATTATCGGTTCCCTGCTGGTTGGATCTCAAGCTCTAAACCAACCGCATTAGTCCAGTTCCCAGAAGGGTTCACCTGGAGCCTGTGATACTTCCCAACTGACCTCAAACCAACTCGGTTTTCAGAGTCAGCAGCAGTCGCAGCCCCAAAACTAACATCCTCGTTAAGTTTGAACCTAGACGCTATGGCTACACTCGCAGACCCGTTGTCTACAATCGGTTTGGCAAGGGTCACCATTGCCGCACTTGGGATCTCGTTGAGGTCAGCAGTCTCGATAACCGCTTGTTTATTTGCACCCGTAAAAGTAATAATCTTGTCGGCTTTAACGCCAGAAAAGATCATCTTGCCACCTAACCATAGACGATCATCTAAAGAGGTTCCTAGAGCGTCTATAGAGGCTGAGAAGGTGTCAAGAGCCTCAAGAGTAATGTTCGGAGTCGTTGAATCTGCGATCCTGTTTACAGTCGTGTCTGCGTAACTCCACCGCTTTGTAATTAGGTGGTATACAAGAAGTCTGTAACTGTTATCAAGGATTGGATAGCCCCAAATTACTAGATTCTTTGCTGGATCAACTGCTGCCGACATAAGCGACAAATTGGCCTCAATGAGCGTGTTAAAAAAGAACCTGTTTACTTTCTCTGCGCCTATGGCCTCGACTTGCTGACCATTACAAGAGTAAAACCCGTCGTCACCCAAGAAGTAAGTAACACCCTGCCATTGGATGACAGAGTTGGACTCATAACACCCTAGATTCCGAGTGATGTTGTCGAACTGGAAAACCAAAGGTGTACCAACATAAGACATACGGTGGACTGACCTCGCACACAACACGAGACCAAACTCACCTCCTGTGATCCCACGAATCTCACCACCATCAGGAATGTCTTGGAAGTCAGACTGAGTGACAGCAGAAGATGACCAAGTGGTCGGGTCGTTAATCCCTGACCACCGCACTCTATTAGACCCATCAGAACTATTTGCAGTCACTACAAAATCTCTGACCACTGTTACAAGTTTTGCGGCTGGCGCACCAGTTACAACTGCAAAGTTCCCAGTCGTAGTTAAATCGTATCTTTGAAGCGTATTGGGATGTCCAGCCGCTATCAAATTATTCCCGAATTGTGTAAATCTCCAGCGATCCGTTACTGTTGTGTAAGTCGTCGCAGAGATGTTATCTAGCGAAAGATCAGAAGAATCAAATAGAAATAATTTGGTAGGCCCACTGGCAAATACCTGAGTTGTCCCGCTCGTGTTTATCGCCCCAACAACATTGTTTAGGTTCTCAGATGCGGCAGATGAATACTCAACCTCACCAGAAAAAGGCCCGTAACCAACCGCTTTGGGGAAGACATTTTTAGCAGTAGTCAACGCCCCAATAAGCCCAGGTTGGTCTGGTAGCCACTCTCCAAAGTTTATGCGACTTGTTGCCATGTATTACTTCCGCTAGAAATCGTTGTCCAAGAGTTGCTACCGACCGACTCATCAGTCCATGTGTTCGGGCCTATAATGACATCCGTCCAAGTATTAGGCCCAACATCTTGAGCGCTCCAAGTATTCGCCTCGTCAGGAATGTCTGACCATTCCTCACCGAAGACATAGAGATTTGCCGCTACAGATCCAGCCCCTGCTACCTGTCCGACAGCACTAAAGGTCGCATTGACAGAAACAGTAACTAAACCATTTGCATCTATTTCAGCATTAGCAGAGAACTCCACCCCAGCCAGCGCACTCGCACTGCCTTGAGCGAATATCTCACCGCTTACAGTCCTTAGCCTATCTGCCGAAGCACTTACATCCCCATCAGCAGAAATTAGCCCCTCTGCTGGCCTAATGCGTGTAAAGACTGTCGTTACAGTCCCGTCAGCAGAGATGCTTCCAGCCCCGTCAAGGATGGCGTTTGCCGTTGCCTCAACCTGAGCATTTGCAGTTATTACCCCAGCCGCAACGAGGATTCTTATAATCTCTGCCGTTACATCACCATTGGCAGAGATGGCCCCGCTTGTCTGCTGGATTCTTACAACCTCGGCAGAAACATCCCCGTCTGCGGTTATAGAACCACTAACAAGTCGCTGGCGGATGATCTGAGAGGTCAGGTTCCCGCTTGAAGATATATCTCCAGATGCGGGGCGAATCCGTATATACGATGTGTCTACACTTCCCTGTGCGTTTATCTGCCCTTCTTGATAGAGAACACAAGTATTCGGGCTTTCCCAGATTTCGCTATCAAGCGAAAAAGGGATTGTGTCTATATTCCCAAATAGGTCTAACTGCTCAAGAGTAAAGGGGCCGCAGACATCGGCTGGCATATCAGTCCAGAGTGACTGTCAGGCTACCGCTAGAGACCTTGAGAATATCGCCAGTCTCAATCGTCTTGCTGGTCGTGAGGTCGGTGTACATCAGGAGGTTCCCAGACGACAGAGCGTCGTGTATCCCAAGGGCTACAATTGTTCCCCAGTTACCAGTTGCCTGGGGAAAGCTTACATCAGCATCAGAAGTCACCACCCCGCTAGATGCTGTAGTTACGCTTAAAACCTGACGGGCATAAGACCCACCCGAGACCTCGGTTCCGCTGGTCGTGTCGGTAGGAGCAGCCGTAAACAGCCCGACATAAACAGTCGTGGGGCTGGTAAAGGATGTGTTGTTGAGAACATGGTCTAGCAGTTTGTTCTCTAAGTAGTTAGTAAACTCAGCCATGATTACCTCGATGTAACGGACATTTGAAGGGGGACACCGGAATACTCTGAGGACTCATCGGATACATTGAGAGACTCAAGAGCAGAATTGTAGAAGTTTGACCAGATAGCGATTCGGTTGTCGTTCATAAGATACGGCTCGGCCTCTAGTAACGCCCCATAAAGAAGCGCATCAGGGGCATTAGCCAAGAAGACATTACTAACATTGCTATCACTCAACAGATCAGGTTTAGCAAAGTAAAGCATTACTAAACTGTAGTTAGAGTCAGGGATGGGAGCGAGTTCAAACTCCGCTGCCCGAAGTGTGTAGAAGTTTGGTCTGCCAGACTCGGCAGCACGAGCATCACGAGAAAACGCAGAAGGCGAAAGGTAGTTCAGTACAAAACGGGGGTTGGAGTTAATGTAAATATCCCGAAGCTCTAAGAAGTCAGACGGCAGACCTACTGTTGAATCCCCTCCGGTTGTCGATGCAGAAGCAGTCTTGAGCATCTGCCGAACCCGTAGATTTCTCTGTAGGCGGTACTCGGCAAGCGTAATAAAATCAGGAATCTGTGCTGTTAAGTCACTTCTTCCTAGATAGTTTGCTACGCTTGTCTTTAGCCCCGAGTAGTTTGTGATCGCCATCTACATCCTTCCATCCGTATGTGTATTCACCCACATGACCGATTTCTTGGCTCAGGCCATGATCTACCCAAGTCTCAAACCCAGCGTCATGTGCGGCAACGCAAAAGTGAACATCCTCGCCTAAAACCTTGCCTCCTGGTAATTCATAAAACCAGAACCAAGGCTGGGGAGTCTTCTCAAAAACTTCCTTCTTAATGAGCAACACCCCACAACCCAAAGAAGTAACCCGCTCGATCCCAGTTTTTCCTTTAGAACTGACTGGCAACCAAGTGTTGGTCTTTTCCTCTAAATTTACCTCTAGGTTCTTGGCTGTCGCCTTTACAGGTATCGTCCTAGTTGTTGCATTTACGCCACAAATGTCCTTGTTATGGGACAGTAGGCGCTCAATCGTAGTCTTCGGGAACCTCATATCGGCATCTATCCAGAGGATGTACTCACATCCGTCGTCTATTGCCGCCTTTGCCAACTTCTCTCGTTGATCAAATATCAGCGTCCCAGTTACTGTATATACACCAAGCTCTCCATCTCGGTACTTGGCATCAAATGCTGACATCACGGCTAGGTCAAAAGCGGTTCCTATCGCCATCTCTCCCCGTGAGGGGATACATATTCCTATCTTCATACTTTCCCAGCCCTCACACGAAAGTGCCTGTTCTCAGGATCATTTAGCCATGCCTTCATTGCCTTTTGGTCTATGACCATAAAGCCTCGGCAAATGCCTTTTCTGTTGAGTTCTTGGAAAACAGTGAGTGGGATAGCGGCAATGTGGGCAAATTCGCCCCATTTGGTTCGCTCGTCGGTCTGGTTATAAGCCTGTTTGTTGGCCTCAAGAATGGAACTAACATCCTGTTCCGTCTTGATTACGAGACCACCATCACCATCATCGTATGCGACTTGGCTTATGCCTGTGGTCGCATCCACGGAAAGTATTTGTTTCATAACACCCCAAAGGTCGGAGGTGGGAATAACCCACCCCCGAGACTACATCAAAACTACTGGTTTATCAACTGGCAGAGAGGTCAAAAACACCGCCATGAGCGGCTTCGTTCTTAACCTCAAGGGTCAACTCGGCAAGGATCTGAGTCTTCTCGCTGTCACCCGTCTTAGCCAGATCATTGGTCTGGAAGGGACGGAGGTAAGCAAGAGCAGCGTACTCAGGATCAAGCACCAGAGCGTCACGACTACGCATAAAGCGGTTCGGGACGATGGAGATAACACCGAAGTCCGACTGGTAGAGGTCAGCGCCAGCCAGGATGGTCACTTCGCCAGTAGCACTACTGTTATAGCGGTTTGCCGCTAGACCAGTAAAGTTACTAACAACTTGCTTCAGCGCAGGAGGGACAACCAGCAGGGTGGGCGTACCACCAGAGGTAAATACCTTCTGAACCACATCCTTGAGCATGGTCTCGGTGAAAGTGCGGGTCGTGTCAGCGTCAACACGGGCGCTTACGCCAGAGGTCGTGGGATCAGCACCAGCGGTAGTCGTTCCCGACCCTTTGTTGGTGTTGGTCTTGATCCATGACAGGAGCGAGGACATCCGACGGGCAGTCGAGGAGTTGCCAACAGTAACCGCTTGGTTGGCAGTAATGATGGTCTCGATGTCACGCTTTAGTTCAGCCGAAGCCTTGGCAAGGTTATAAGCCTTCTCAGACTTACGACCAGCTTTGTTTACGGATTCGAGTGTTCCGCTGACCTGTACAGTTTTCTGCACAATTTGTGTGTAATTACCCACTCTCGTTGTAGGAGTGAGGGTAGCGGCAGTAGCGTCAGCACCTTCCACGGCAGCGTTAGCGGTCGTGGCGGCTGCAAGGGTGTCAGTCTGCCACTCGTGATAAACGGCAGTAGCCTTGCTCTTGCCAATCGAGGACATGATTGGGGTGTCTTGGGGGGAGATGTCATAGATGACATCTACCAAATCCTCTCGGGCTCCAACTGCATTAAAGCTAGTGAATGTAGGCATTGCAAAATTCCTTTATAAAAAGCGTTCAAATAATCGAGCCGCATCGTCCTTCTTACCGGACTGTTTAAGTTTGGCTCGCATCCGTTTCATGGTTTCGGACTCCGACGCTTCTGGTGTCGAAGTTCCTGGTTTAAGCATCTTCGGGGCTTGCTGGACTTTCTTAGTCACCTGAGCCTTGCCCTTCTGTAGCTTGTCGTACTGCATGGCCTTGTAAAGCGTTAAGACCGCACGAGAGTCGTATACCTGAGCGAGTTCTTGGTCAGAAAAACCAATAGATTTGGCAAACTCACGAATTTCTCGCTTGACTACTTCGCCCTTAACCTCGTCGGACATATCAGGAATCGCCTCACGCAACTTAGATGCTTCCGTCGCAAGGTGGGCTTTTAGCCTTTCGCTCTGCTCTGCTTCTTGTTGCTGGGCCAACCTCTGACGCTCTGCCCGTACTGCGTTAAGTTGCTTCTCTCTCTCTGCCTGTTCAGCAACCCTCACTGCATAGCCAATGGGGTCTGTTTCCTTCAGAGCAGACAAATCTTCTGACTTTTCGGTCTGGTTGAGCATTTGCTCTATCACACCTAGCCGCTCGGCATACTGGTCTCGGAGCCTAGAAGCCTCATCAATTCGTTGACGCTCGGACTCTACTGCCTTCCTTGCCTCAGCGACTTCTTGAGTCTTCTTAGTGTAGTCGGCTGTCCTTGAATACCCTTTCAGAAGCTCATCTAGCGGAACTTCGACTTCTTCCTTGCCTACCTTTACTCGGTAGGTGGGAGTCGGCTCCTCCTCTGGCTCTGCGTATTCCTCGGTGTCGTCGTTGTAATCTTCTTCAACTTCGACTCGCTCAACTGCTTCCTCTACGACTTCTTCGGCTGACGCTTCTGGTTGGGCTTTCGCCTCCTCGTCGCCACCCATAAGCCCGTAAAAAGCCTGAGCTGCCTGTCCTACTGTCTTGGAACTCCCCTCGGGGTTGGTATCCATCTGAACTCCTTACATGGTCAAAAAAACTTTAGGCGTTTCTTCTCTATCAACCTGTTGTCGGCTATAGATTGGATTGACGCAACGAACTCCTCTACTGCTCGGTATTTCTGTAAGGCCCGTTCCCGAGCATCCACATCCATATCCGAACTATTGAGAATAGTAGAAATATACGCTTCCTGTTGTTGTTTTACAACATCTTGGAAGAAGTCATCATCGAGGAGCCTTTTGGCCCTCTCGGGGTAGTTATCCAGGGATTTGGACATTTCCTGTTATCTGCGCTCCTACCTTGGCGGCTTTAATCTGTGCCTCTGCTTGGAACTCTGCGGCTTTTAGTTCTAACTGGGCAGCGGCTTTCTCTCGCTCCAACTGGATCTGGGCCATGGCTTTTTCCCGTTGCAGTGCAATATCAGCCTGAGCCTTTGCTTGCTGAACCTGTATATCCGATTGCGCCCTTGCCTGATCTGCTTGGATCTGCGCTTGGGCTTGTTGCATCAGGGCTGCGGTGGCTGGGTCAGCTTGCGGTTGCGAGGCCGCCTGAGCGATCTGCTGCTCGACTTCGGGAGTAACTTCACGGAAGAACTCTGAGGAGTCTTTAAAACCAGCGCTTTCGATGAATCTGCCAAGCGTGGATCTATATTGTGCCAAGCCAACCAGAGGGCCACTAACTCCTTGCGTTCCAAGAATCTGCTCCTGTTTCTGTAGAACCATTGAGAGCATAGCCATCTGCTCTTGGCGGTTTCCGGTTCCCAATCCTACATTCACGGACACATCGTATTCGTTTGACCACTCTCTCGGGTCGATAGAGACATACTTTCCTCTTAGGCGGATGACCCTCGGCTTGTCTTGGTACTTACAAAGAAGGTGGAGAATATTTCTAAAAAGGTCGGCTACCCCGCCCTCGGCAAAGATTCTCGCTACCAACTCCATTTTTGACGCAGCCGCATTTTGCATTGCCGCAACCGCTGTAGCAGTCGTGTTCTGCAAGATATTAGGGTCTAAACCCTGTGAGGCCATAGAAACGCCTGTGCGCTTCTCTTGCACCGAGTCGAGGTATTGAAGCATCGGGAACGACTGAGAGGCTACAGGAGGCACAGAGATGGGAACCAAAGCGTTCGGGTTCTTAACACGCACCACCCCTCCTGGTGTGACTGTCAGGAGGTCATCCAAGTTCACCTGTCCCTCAACCGCAGCCACCCGAGCGTTGTTCGTCAGGTAGAGGTTGTCAAGAATCTGGCGGGTAATCGTGGACTTAATCAGTTGCAAGTCCATAACCCTGTCAGCCAGGGAGTTGCCGAAGAACTTGTGCGGTTGCGGGATGGGACAAACTGAGCAGAACGGGATGTAGTCAATCTCCTCGTTCTCCAAAATTGTCTGCCCTGCGTAGATAACTCGACGCAGTTCTGCAATCCCGTCCCCGTCGAAATCCACTTTGATGTAGCACTCAAAGACCTCAATGTCCTGCATCGCTGGGTCTTGAGACTGCTTGTCTAGTGGTTGCTCACCTACGGAGTATCGGGCCACCCTCTCAGGGGTAAAGGTCAGGTCTTCGTAGGACATGAGGTTTTCTACCTCGTCTTTTTTGAAGCCCATCGCAATCAAATCTGACCTTGTGACCAACTTTCTATGGGCGCAGAACGGAGCGTCGGAGATGGTCGTAGCCTTCTTGGAGACTATAAACTCCTCTGGGGGAACATTCTCAACGACCACCCGCCCCTTCTTGTTCTTCTTCTTTACCTTCACATTGTAGGCAAAGACGGGCTGTCCCATTGGGACGGTTCCAGTCTGCTGGGCCATCAGCATCTGCTCGGGACTCGGAGGCAGTTCTCCGATCATCATTTCCTCTTGGCTGACAATCTCAAACTGCTCGTCAGCAAGCAGGAGGGCGAGTTCTTCCTCGGTCAGGTTCTGGTAAGACTCGGTGTTGACTTCTTCCTTCTCGTCCCAGTAAACCTTGACTGTTCCTACCTTGCACATCAGCGCATCTTTGAACCAGTTGTGCATGATGGTCACACCTGGGTTGTCACGCATGAACACCCAGTTGGCGTACTCGGTGGCTTGTTTAGCCTTCTCCTCATCGCCTGGGCCATTAGGCTCAAATCGCACCACATCGTCGGACTGAGTGAAGACTCGGAGCAGAGCGGGTAACGCCCCGTCAATAGCCTCTGCTACCTCACCTGTGACAATCTGGGAGCGGCCCTCTACTTCGTTGCCATAGGGATCTCGGTTGTAGTATTGGATCGACTTCCTGCGCTGTTCGACAGTCTCGGTTTCAATGAAGCCGATTGCATTGTCGATTTCCGCTTCTACGATTGCCTTTAACTTAAATTCTTCCATCAGACTATCCAGTTCGTTTTAATGGGTAGTGGTTTATTCCAAGTCGAGTTTGTGTCAATGCCTATAGCGAGGTAACGGGCGGCATCTGCGCCATGACTTGCCCAGTCGTGAAGCGGTTTGTCAAAAAAGACATTTCGCTTCTCATCGTATTCCCTTCGGTAATTCCTCAAGCAATCCAGTCCTTGTTTAACCTGTGGGTAGTTAAACCAGCATCTTGGTAGAAGTCTTCTAACCGCTTGGATACCGTCGTCAACTGAGAGTCTAGGTAGGACTGTACAGTCAAGCCCCGCATCCCGTAATACTTCAAGACGAGAGCGACCCGTTCCGAGTTCCCTGACCTCCACATCGTGCGGCAAAAGGTGTGACGCTTTGTGCCAGTTCCTGTTTGTGAGTTCACGAACATACCAGTCGAGACCCTGACCATGATTTTCGATGTAGTCGAGCAGCCTGACTTCTTGCCCAGTCGCTTGAGCAACCCATATTGCCGTAGAGTCGCCCACCCCCAGATCCCATGCCGTAAAGGTCTTGCAGAGGTCATCTCGGACGATTTCTGTAAACCTACCCTGCGC